TTCTTTCTTTTTTGATATTCTTAATACGACGAATCTTACGAGGATCGATGTATCTTAATTCTTGAATACCGTCTTTAACTCTTGTTTCATCGATAAGAATTTGATAATATAATCTTCCGTCAATATACCAAGCACGAAATGTTTCATGTGCTCTTTCATCAAACTTTAATATGCGGAGTACATTATAAAATTCTTCACGAATTTTAGTTTTAATATTTTCTGAAACTTTAACTTCATCAAGAACAATCTCAACAGATTTGTGGCTTTCATCAGCTACAATCGCTTCGTTAACAATGTCTTCGATCGCTCCATCACAATCACTATACTGTGCCACCTCACGGTAGCGACGGATCAAATCATTTTCGTTCTTGATAACACCCTCAAGATCCATGACCATACCGTAGTATCCACCAGCATTTACACCAGTGTTTACTACGGTTGCTCCTGAATCATTTGGACTTGGAGGAACTACACTCGGTAATTGCTCTCCATCCTTACGCTTTATCTCAAATCCAAAAATCTGCATTATGTAATAACCTTCAGTTAATTATTAAAGTGGGAAACTACCAACTGGAGTATCAACAGAAACATTGACACCAAAGCCAGCAGCTGCACCAGTAGCTGATGTAAAGAAGTTGTATTGGAACTCTACATCAAACTGTTCAATTGCATTTTGTTGCTCGTAATCTAAACCGATTGCGGAAATTGTTGTTGGGAATGCATCAACAAATTTATAACTCTTGATAATTGCACCATTGCGGTCTAACTGGTGAACATTCAAGTCAACTTGGTAGTCAGTAGGATTAGTACGACCATTAGTTGTATTGTAATTCTGGATACCAGATTGCCATTGCTCTAGTGCATTACGAATACCAAAAGTAGTATCGTTGTAAATTGTTACAGTCCATGGTTGGAATGTTCTTTCACCAGCAAAGTTAACTGGGCGACCACGATACAAGACTGGTAGAGTCTCGATAGTGGATGCAGGTAATTGAGCAGCTTTACATAAAAACTGCGCTCTTTGTCCTGCAACTACACCCAATGTAACATATGACGGGAATGTTAATTCAACACGGAATTGATTTGGGCGAGCACCGCCACCGATCATCTGCGCTTTGAAATCAGCAATATTTGCCATTTAATTCTCCTTATGTTCTTATCTATTTATCTTGAATTACGCACCGATTTCTGAGAAGTTAATCGCAGAACGAGCAGCAACGAAATTGAGAGTGATAAAGTTGATAGAACGATTTGGCTTAACGAAGATATCAGCAACGAATTCGTTACGATCGATAACTTCACCTGTGTTGTTAGATTCATCGCACTTAACAACGAAATCAGTAATACCACGACGACCTTGGACATCACGGAGGAATGGCTCGACTAAGTTCTTAAACTGTGCACGAGTAAATCCATCGTTGAATTCAAACAACTGGAATTTTGCAGCAGTGGCAATCGCTTTTTCCATAACAATGAATAGGCGACGAACATTAATACGATCAAACGCACTTGGTTTAGCCAAGAGAGTCTTATCACCAAACATGACAGTACCTTCTCCTGGGAATGTAACCACAGGATTAATACCAGACTTGTAAAGCATATCTCTTTGTGTTTTGCTTGGATTGAATGCCAACTTAACAACATTCTTAATTTGACCACGATTTAGACCACCTGGAGAGAACCAAGGATCGTTAGTGTAGTCAGTACGAGCACATAGACCAGCAATGTCACCATTCAATGGTACATAACGGTATTGGTCATTGTAACGATCATATTGATACTTGTAACCAGAATCAAGAACCGCATAAGAAGTAGATGGCAATGCACCACGGTATGCAATTATTGCATTTTGTTCAGTAGAAGTAGAACCAATGATTGGTTCGGCAGTAGAAGTGCTCTGTGGAGATACAAACGCTACGCAATCTAAACGAGTTTCGCAGATGTTATTGATAATGTATGTTGCTGTTGCAGCAGTTGCTTTACCAGCCATAATTAGACTAATATCAAACTGTTCAGCATTAGCAAACAATGCATATGCAGATTGTAGTTCACCATCAGTTGCTACAAAATCATCAGTACCACCATCTAGAGAAATTGACAGAACAGCAGTTAGTGTTTTAAATGTTGCGCCAGCTGCAGCAGAACCCCAAGCAGTAGTACCAGTAACACCAGTAGGATGATCCATCCAGTAGATGTACTCTGAACGAGAATTTAATACGCTTTTATAGTAGTTATTAGTACCATCAGATTTCTTAGCATCGGATGCTTTAGAAACAAAAGCAAATTTTTCTAAGATAGTACCTTGCGTGCCAGACCATGCGCCATCTTCATCAACAACGACAATGTGCATTTCGTCTTGAGTACCACCAACGCTAGTAGCGTATGTAGAAGTTGCTGGAGCAGCATCAAATTCATCTTTGTATGTCCAAGCACTAAATCCAGCAGAGTCACATACAGCAACTTTTAAAGAGTTACCAAGTGTTCCTGGATATTTTGCAGCAAAAGATCCAACAATACCAGCACCATTTACATAAGTGGTATTGTATGTTTCACCATTGATAATTTTTAAACCAGCAACTGAAATGGTATTAGTTAATGTAGCAGTAGTTCCAGATGGAGGAGCAGCAACAGTTATAGTTGGCGCAGTAGAATATCCAGAACCTGGAGTAGTAATTGTTGCAGCAGTGATACTTGATGAAGCCACAGTAACTGAACCAGCAGTAGCATTACCAGCTGAGAAAGAAGCAGTAACAGTACCTTTGAATCCTGTACCACCAGTATCAACTGTTACAGAAGCAACTGATTGATTTGATGTTACTGAGTATGTTAAGCCAGTTGGAGTGCCTGCAGTAGTAACAATCGCAACATCAGCAGTAGTAGTTAAAGTAAATCCTGTTACAGAAGAACCAGAACCAGTAATGGCAGAAACTTTGTATGTAGTACCAGTTGCATAACTAGTGATAGTACCAGTACCACCAAGAGTACCAGTAATATTAATTGTGCTACCAACTACCAAAGTAGCTGCAGTACAAGTAAATTGACCACCAGTTCCAGAAATGGCGACACCAGCAAGAGTTGGTGCTGACAATACTGCAGTAAATGTTGCACCAGAACCACCAGATGGAGCAGAAAGAGTTACTGACGGAGCAGTAGCATAACCAGAACCACCAGAAGAAACCGCAATAGCAGTAATGGCACCACCAGAAAGAGTTACTGTAACAGCAGCTTGGGTGCCACCAGCAATATCAGGAGCACCAACTGTGACAGCAGGTGCAGCTGCAGTAGAAGAATAACCAGAACCAGCACCGCCAGTAGCTACAGCGACAGTACCAAGACCGCCAGTTGTAGTTGCAACCGCATTCAAAGATCCAGCGTCTGCACGAACTAGTAATAGATTATTTGTATAAGATAGGAAGTTCGCAGCTGTAAAAAAGGTTTGGAAATTGCTATCGTTTGGCTTACCGAAGCGACGAACTAAATCGTTCTCCGAGCTAATTGTCACAGGTTCCAGTACTGGACCCCATGGAAATACTCCAGCAAAAGCACCAATAGATGATGATACTGCTGGAACGATAGAAGTGAAATCTTTTTCTACGACTGCAACGCCTGGAGATAATTGGAACGGCATTGTGTTTCTCCTTGTTAATAAGTTTACCTAGACAATTTCATGTCTACATTTTATTTAGTTTTTACACGATTTCTAGAAGTTTAATGGAGCCTTTTCAGGTTTCCCATCTTCATAGAATCCGAATGGTGTTAATTCTTCTTCGATCGCCAGCATTTGCTTAGCGTACATTATGTTTCGTAGATTAACATTATTTAGGTCTTTGAAATAACTGTTAGTTGTAAGCCATCCGAACAGTACCAGAGGCATTACCAAGTCATCATGATAACCTTCATCAGCCTCATATGAACCCTTCTTCTCAATAAAAGTCGAGATTTCAGAGATCGTATCAGCATCATTTATAATAAGTTTGTTTTCCTCAACGAGTGCTTTAAAATTATGACACCCAATTCGTTTAATCTTTTTATCGGTATTGACACCTAACTGTGTTTTACCTCCACCAAAACCACCTGAGACAGTTTGTCCCAAAGCGTGTCTTGTAACCATCAATATATTTTCGTATTCCATCTCAGAGTATAGGATGTGAGCAACCTGTTCTGAGATGTTAATTTCCAATAATACCCATGCTTGGTTGTAGTCTGTTCCAACTTTATAAATCACATTTGGATACAACAACGGACTGATTTCATTATTACGATACTTTGCAACGATTCTATATGGAACCTCTGTAATATCAATAACTTGGAATGCTGAATAATCCCCACCAACACCTTTTGCCACATCACAGACCATACAATAACTATGACCAGCTTGTGGGTTTACATACACATCTAACCCATCTTTCTGATAGACGATAACATCAGGACTCATTCTAGAAATAGCATCTGCTCTAACTAGAGTGAGAGAAGAACCTAAGAAGTTACAAAGAACCTCTTGAGTAAATTTAAGTTCCCCCAGCTGCGCTTTTTGTTCTGCAGCCCATACTTCGTCACGACCTGGAATTTCCCAGTAAGGAATGAATAGATTAACAAATCCATTTCTACCTTTTTCAGCATCTGTCCAAAACTTCCAGAAGTGATTGTAACCTAGTGGAGTTGATGACAGTAGAATCTTAGTAGTCTGACCAGCGGAAATCGTAGGGTAAACTGAAGTAAAGAATTCTTCTGCCACATTGTTTGGAATAATCGCTGCTTCGTCAACATACAACATGTTTACAGATTTACCACGAATACCAGACTTACCTGTTGCAGCAGTGAATACCTTTGAACCATTCTCTAGTTCAATGTCACCTTTGTTCCAAGTAGTGACACCTTGTTGCATCCACTTTGGTAGCAACTCATACATTGTTTGATAACGATCTAAAACTTCTCTTGCAGCAGTTGCTTTGTTCGCAAGGATAGCCACAGTTTTGTTGGCTTGGAAAATCGTGTACCAAAGAATGTAAGCTGCAGAGGTAGTTGTCTTACCTTGCTGACGACCTTCCATAAGAATCACACGACGATTATTATGGATTACATTTAATTTGTTCTTTTGGCAATCATATAATTTAAACAATTGTAAACCATGATCCAGCGTAACAATGTAGCAGTAGGTCTCGATAAAGTATATCGGATCTGCAGCACACTTCATGTACTCTTTTACATCATCAGGTGTAAAGTCAACAGTAACACCAGCAGCTTTTAAGTTCGAATTCGAATTATATACTTGAGCCATAATTAAAATCCGTCCAACCAACTCTCCGTATCAACAGTTGCAGTAGTAACATCACCTTCTGCAGTATAAATTCTGTTTGCATTAGTAAAGTCTTCGTTCTCACCAATATTAGCATAGACAGTATCAATAACATTTCTACCAGAGATTGGTCCAAACAGATTCATCTTCATTTGGAAGTTAAGACTATGTGTCACAAATCTTCGCATTTGGAAATCGCCATCATAGTCGTCTTGAACTGATACGCTATTTAAAATAATAGGCACATCAATTTTAACACTCATGTCTGGAACTACATTAATTGATAATGTATACTCAGGTGTAAATGTAGGAAGGATTTGTTCGATAATTTGAAGACCATCTTCTTGAGTTTTTGTGAGGATGTATAAAGAAAGATCTAAGTTGTATGGAACAGGAGTATACATGGTTGATACTGCACCAGTACCATCTCCACACTTCAACTGTTGCATACGATTTACTTTTCTTTGAGGATCGTAGTTGTATCCAATAATCTCAAATGACATTCTTGGAAGAGTTGTGTAAACATTATTTTCTAAAGTTGGATCTTGTTCTAAACGAACAATCCATTTTTCTTTTGGAGCGTAAGCAAGAGGCACTTGTAATCTTTGGATAACAGTACCAGTTACAGAATCACCCTCACGACGATCGATATAGATGTCACTGAATAGTGAACCGAATCCTACGATGCACTTGCGAATGATTCCGTGGTAGTATACATTACTGTTTAACATTATGGGTTATTCTCTGTGTCAATTTCGCCGAATGGGTTTGTTACGCTAAACAATACATCCTGTGCTTCTGTTTTAAATTTATTATTATCACCAAACGAGTTTGGCGAGTCAATATTGATATCAATAGAAGAAGTGGCTGTAGCACCAGCACCAGCACCACCAGTAAATGATATAACTGGAGCAGTTTGATACTGTTGTCCAGAATTAGTTATATCCACACGAATAATTTTATTAGCATTAGCACCAGTACCACGAACAGCTGTTGCTGTCGCACCATATCCAGTTGAACTTGTAATTACCACTGTTGGCACAGATGTATATCCAGAACCAGCAGCAGTTACTGTAATAGAAGTGACTTCTCCATTTGGAGATCTTGTGGTATTTGTAGTGAATGTTTTGAGAGTTTCAAACGCATCAATCTCTGAGATGCCAGTATCGATCTTCTCAGAAGCATACTGGAACAGTTCAACTTGTAACTTAAACACATATAGTTTACCAAGCTGATAAAATGGATCTTGATGTTTTACAAACTTAATTTCAAACAAACCCTTAGTCAATGGAAAGTAAATTAAATCACCTTCGCATGGACGAGTAGGAATAATTGTTTGTCCATAACGACCAACCAACTGATCCCATCTACGACGAGCAACTACCAATGTAGCTGATTGTTCCATCATCAGACCAAACTTTTGAATAAATGCACCTTGTCCATCAAGTGAGTCTACATTCTCAAAGTACATCTCAATTGGAAACGAAGATGTAAATTTACTTAAACGATCCTCACCAAGAATCTCATCTTTAGAAACTAATGTTCTTGGGATGTACATAAACTCATTACCGTAAATCTTAAGAGATTCGATAATAAGATCCTCAATTAGGTACTGCTCATTCTTTGTACCATGAGTAAAATAAACATTAGTAGGCATCTATTATCCCATGAAGAAATCTAGGGGTGCTGACTTATTCTGTAGTTCGTCTTCCAGTTCTTTAATTTCTGTAGTAGCTTCATCGTAAAGTTTATCACCATCCAAAGTTACACCACCTGGAAGTTGAATACCAGAGAATTTCTTAATGTTAGTCGCCCATTGTTTCTTAAACAATGCTGTGGTATAATGTTTTAACCATGGCTCGTTATAAATCTTAGACCATGTTGTTGGATCCATCGCACGATACGCTTGAACGATAATATAATCGCCAAGAATAAAGTCTGTTGCCCAGTTTGCATCTAGGTATAAACGACCATTCAAACGATTAAATCTAAATCTTTGATGTCCATTTAATTCAAAGTCTAGCAATGCCAAATGCGACATCACTGTTTTGTAATAGATTAATGAAGTAGATGTTAAATCATACAAGTCATTTAATCTTAATTGGTATTGCAAGTCGAAGATGTTCTTTGAAGAAGATGCTTGTCCTGCAGATATAATTTGAGTAACACCCCAAACATAGTCTGGAATTTCAACATAACGATTATCGTATTCACGGAGTGTGATAGAAGACAGCGTTGCATTATGTCCTGCTGAACCAGTAATAGCCTCACCTGCAGTAAATGTACCAACAACATTTCTAACTAACAATAAAGTACCTGAAGAAGATCTTTGAGATTCTCGGCAAACTTCAGCAGTTGCACCACTCGTTGCTCCAGTAATAACTTCAGCAATAGCAAAGGTAGTTGCCACAGAAGCAGAAAGAGTTATCTCAGAAGCACGAATCAATTGTTTAAGATAGATTTGCTCCACACCTTCATAGTGATATAGTTTCCAGTAGTCTAATGCTTCATCAATGCGGTCTTCGATTTGATCATCGTCCACATTAATCTCAAGCACTGGTGCACCCAATGCTCTTAATGCATATTCTTTTAATCCAGTTCTGGTAGAGACAGCAGCCATTTTAGTTACCTAACTTTGCTTTAAGTTCTTCAATTTGTTTTTGTTGCTCTTTAATCGCTTCAACTAATAATGGAACAATTCGCTCGTAGTGTAGAGTCATATACTGCGGATCGATTGGAGCAGGTACAACAACTTCTGGTAGAACTGCTTGAACTTGCTGAGCAGATAAACCGACATGTTGTTCAGATGCATCATAACCCAATGCTACTGCAGTTTCGTTTGCATGGTAATGAAAGCCATCAAGAGAAAGAACTTTCTCAAGAGCATTCTGAATATTACCAGTTTTAGTTTTTAGACGATCATCAGAGTAGAAAGAAGTAATTGCGTTTGTTGCACGAATTTCTCCAGCAGTACCAGATGCAGCAGTTCCAACACCTAGTGATGAACTTTGTGCACCAGCACTAAGAACTATAGAAGTTCCTGTTGCAGCACCAAGAACTGGAGTCACTAAGGTGGGTGTACTGGCAAATACTAATGCGCCAGTACCAGTCTCGTCTGTAATGGCAGAGATTAAATTGGCGGAAGAAGGTGTAGCTAAGAAAGTGGCAACACCAGTGCCTAATCCAGAGATACCAGTCGATACTGGTAGACCAGTACAACTTGTTAATGTTCCAGAAGATGGAGTTCCAAGAACTGGAGTTGTTAGTGTTGGGCTAGTAGCAAATACTAAAGCACCAGAACCAGTTTCATCGGAGCAACCAGTCTTTAATTCTAATGAAGTAAATGTAACTGTATTGTTTGTTAAACTAATAGATTTGTTTGTTAGCGTATCAGTCGTTGCTTTACCAACCAAAGTATCGCTGGCATTTGGTAAAAGTATTGATCTGTCTGCAGTAGGATCTACTGTAGATAATGTTGTTTCGAAGCCATCAGCAGTAGCACCTTCGAACACAAAGGCATTTTGAATTTCAACAGTGGTTGAATTTACAGTAGTAGTTGTGCCGTTTACAGTTAAGTTACCAGTAATAACTGTATTTGCATTATTGATTGTTAGCGTGCCAGTTGCAGCACCGATAGAAATAGTAGTTGCTGCACCGAAAGCATTAACAGTTGTTGCTGTAGTGTTAAACACATTCTGTGTTGTTTGTGTTCCAACTAGCGTACCAGTATAATCTTTAAGATTAGTTCTGTTCCACTGACCAACTTGAGTAGCTGCAGTTCCTGCACCATCCTCAGCGTAGAAATCTAAGTCACCATTTGAGTTACCAGCAGATGTTTCTGCTTGAATAAAAGTAAACCCATCAACGGATTTAACACCACCAAGAGATGACCAAGCAGCAGAAGAATAGCCCTCAAATGTAGATTGAGTAGTATTGTAGCGAATCATACCATTTGCTGGTACATATGGTCGTTGAGCAGTAGTTCCAGTTGGAACTTGTAAGAATCCAAGAATAGTAATAGCAGTAATAGTACCAACAGTTGGTGTAGTTCCACCAGTAACTGTTACGGTAATGCTAGTTCCAGAAACAATGCTTGCGACTAATACACTAGTAGGAGAACCACCAAACAAAGAACCAGTGCCAGCAGTTGCGGTAATATTTTGACCAACTAAAATACCAGCAGTTGATGATATACCAGTAATTGTTGCTGTAAATGGACCAGCACCAGATACGGAAGCAACAGATGCATTGCCATAACTGCCGTTACCCATAGTTATAGAAACTACTCCAGTAAGAGCGTTACTAGTATCACCGAATGGTACTGCAGTAGAACCAATTGTAATTTGACCTGCAGCAAACTCAGGTGCAGTAGAAGCACCAGTTGATTTTAAGAATGTGCCAGCAGCACCAGCTGCAACGAAAGTGGTTTGATTTGTATCTAATTGAATAATAAGATTACCAGCAGAACCACCAGCAATATTAGTTGCTGTTGTGGCAACAGTGGCAGTACCAACAACCAGTGAAGATTGAGCAGTCCAAGTTGGTGAAGATGCTCCAGCAGAAGTTAATACTTGACCAGAAGTTCCAGCTGCAGTAACACCAAGAGCAGAAGAAGTAGAGTAAACAACAGCACCAGCTGCAGCAGTAATATTAGCATTAGTACCACCGTATACTAATCCAATAGGAGTGCCTTGCCAAACAGAATTGCTTGAATGCGTTTTGTTTGTGAATGTTTGCGTGCCTGCAAGAGTCGCAATAACTGAACCACCGCCAGCAGTAGAACCATCATGTAGCCTTAGTGTTTTTGCTTCGGTATCTACAGTGAGTTCAGCAATTGCGCCAGTGAACGCATTATTTTGGGTAGTTGTTCCTCGTCTAAACTGTACTTGGGTTGCCATTTAAAAATTCCTCTATTTTGTATATTTATGCTTGTGCTTCAGACCAGAATAAGTTTAAGTTAACACTAGCTGATGTTGAAGAAAGATTGTTAATAACAACTGCCAAGACATCGGGACCATCTGGGAAGTTACTAAAACCACCAATGGCAGAGTTAGATAATTCTTTAAGAGTTGATAAGTCAATCTCAGCAAAACCAGCTGGTGGTCCAAGTGTGGAGAAAATCTGTTCTCCAGGAGTTGCGGTTGTAGTATTACTTGTAGAAATCTGAGCAAAAGAAGGTTGTGAACCTAATGCAGTAGTATTAACTGATGTCCATGTTAGACTTGATGCGTCAATATTTCCTGGATTTAAAATACCATAAACTTGCACCGACTTATCTGATTGTAGTTGTAGTTTTTGTAGCAACAACTGTGAACGATTAATAAGATCTCTATCACCAAAGTTACCTGCAATTGAGTTTGATACTGATGGTGCCAGTCGAATAAAGAATGCAGTTTTTGAAGCATCACCACTAACAGCAACTTTTAATTCTGCGTAGTTAAAGTAGTAACCACGATCTGTATCAAATCCACCATCTAAGATGTATGAAGATCCCCAGTGATTTAACTGTGGTGCTGCAGTACAACTAATTAAAGTTACAGAAGTAAACCCATTGTTTTTACTATGTGATGCTGCAGCACCACCAGTAAATGTTCTATTGGCACCACCAATAAACATTGTAAAACTACCGCCACGGGTGCATCCAGTTAGTGTATTACTAGTTTTACCAGTATAAGGAATAACTTCATTACCGATCAATACTGTACCACCTGCAGCTGGAAATCTAGAAGCATCGAGTACATCAATACTTGTTTCGCTATTATCTAAATCTTCATCTAAACGACCAATAACAGATTCATTAATTGTTTGATAACGAACTGCCGTATTACCAGTACGCATATACGCTTCATCATTAATGTTGTTTTGTTTCATACGATGAACAAGCATCATGTTTCCATCTGGACCACGACACATAAAGTCAACGAAACCAGCACCATACCATGAGAATGAAATACCCAACATTTGCATCTTGTTAAGATTCATATTATAACCTGAAATACCAGTACCATCTACTTTGTCTATATTAAATTCTGATTGTGGTACACGAGTATCAATAACAGCTGCCATCTTAATACCAGATGAATTATTGACACCACGATATTCTGGATTAATAGTTAGTGAAGTATCACTGGCAACACTACCAACTTTATAAGTCATACCACGAATAATAATATTATCACCAACTTTTAATTGTTGTGTGAAACGAGTGCTGGTTCCAGTAACTGTTTGAGAAGCTGCAGTTACTGCAATAAAACCAGACAACTGGAATGTACCAGATCGTTTAACAACTGCTAATTGTTGTCCATCATACTCCCAGAACAATCCGTTTTGATCATCAAATGGACCAACACGAACACATGCTCCATGCCAATTTTTAACTGTTACACGAGGAATGTTTGTAATAACTGCACTGGCAGAACCTAGTGTTCCAGATGCAATAACAGTAAAAGTATTTTCTCCAGTAATAGTATTGACACCATATGTGCCATTATATCCTGATGTAACAACACCTGAAATAAGCACAGTTGCGCCAACTTGTATTGAATGGTCTAATTCTGTAGTCACAGTAATTAAAGAACCTGGAGTAGTTCCAGAAGCAGAAATTTGATCAAGGTTAATAACAGGGTTTAGTGAGACACCTGAAGACCACAAGACACCTTTACCTGATTGATAACGCATGTACTTTTTAGTTTGTCTAGAAACAGAAGCACCATGAGAAGGTACAAAGTTTGATAATGTTACACCACCATCAAATGGGCGATGCAATACATAAGCGTCGGAACGAGTAAACATTGTCATAGTAATACCAGCAGAAGCGACTGCACCACCAACACGAGCAGTAAATGTAAATGTAGTGGCAGTTGGAACTGTTTCCGCAAGAAAGTTACCAGTTAATAATCCGTGATTTGTTCCAGCAGAAGATACAATACCAACTAGCGGAGCACCTGGAACCAGACCATGATTGGCAGAACAAGTTACTGTTATAACAGATGGATTTGCTTCATTAGATGCCACTGAAGAAATTGGCAGTGAAGAACCAGTATAAAATCCACCACGACGAGCATAGGTAATGCCAGTAAATAAAGACAAAGCATTTGTACCAACGATACCTTTGGCAAAGTATGTAAAAGTAGTTGATGTTGGAACACTGGCGATAACAAAAGCACCTTCGGCACGACCAGATGTGCTGGTATTACCAAGACCGTAAATAATGACTGCATCATTTACCGATAGTCCATGCGCAACAGAGGTTGTTACGGTGATTGTTGATGGTGAAGCACCATTGGTTGTAACTCCAGACAAGAAAATATCAAGTCCAGGTTTTTCATAAATTCCAGGAACACCACGAATCTCTGCATAGTTCTGCCACTTTGTGGTTTGCAAACCATATTCAAAGTCAGCAT